CTAAGTGATTCTGCTTTTGCCATTGATTCATTCAATTGACCAGCTACTTGAGCCTGTTGCATTTGTTGTTGTGCTTGTTGCTGTTGCTGTTGTTCCTTTACCATTGCATCTACTTCTTCTTTTGTCCTAAGATTAGAAGTTGGTATTTGTAATACTTCAGCAGTATTTTTCAGTATTTGCTGTGTATTAAAATACATTGGTATAGTTTGATCAATTTGTGCAAGAGGCATTATCATTTCAAAAAGTTGATTCATAGAACTTATTTCTCCTGATCTCATGGAAATTGATACAGGGTTAATATATTCTATCTTAAACTGCTTCTGCATTTCTTCAGGCATTTCAGGTAGTTGGAATGATCTCATAAGGATATTAACTGTCCTTCTTATAAGAGGATCAAGAAATTCTCCTTCCTGTCTAGCTAAAATTGGCCCAAGTATAGGCATTCTTTGTCTCATCCTTACCGATACTTCCGTTGCACTAAATCTCATAACGTCACCATCAGGAGCAACAGGGCCGGGTAACTCAAGCAAGTCTAAGAAATAACCTTCTCGTATATTTGCAGTACATTTAGCATTTAACTTCTCAGCATATTCAGGTCTTGCTCTTGTTGGTACTTCAAATATCTCGTCTTTTCCCCCTAGACCGACTGAATAATAATTTATTGCATCAGGGGTAGTATCTAGGGGGTCAAGTAGTCCAGAATCCGGTACAAACAGAGGCGGTGAGACCGCTTTCTGAACTGCTTTTAAATATGTTCTATCTATTTCTGTAATTAATCTAATATCGGGCATTATTTCCCATGTTGGCCCTCTACCATAAATTTCACGATCTGATCTTTCCCATCTAGCACAAATATATGGCATTTCCTCATAACCACTTATTGACAAGATAGATTTCTTTTCTTTTAAGTAGTGAACAGAAACAAATGGTTTATTAAAACCTTCTGGCAAATAACTTTGTGCTGTCCATGATGGGAATACTGCATGAACAACATCATATTCATCTAACATTTTTGTGCCAAAGGCTTTTTCTACTACTTGCTCTGGTAGAGTTTCTGGATCAAATCTAGATACTAAGTCTTTTGCAGTTTGTTTGTAGTTCCGAAAAACTGTGTCAATCTCCATTTCACTTCCAGAACCCAATATACAATCTGAAAGAGGAAAATTGCGATAACGAGGGCCAAACCCGGGCTGATCTTCAACAAATATGATACCAGTACCGAAAGACCCTGCTTCCAAATAGTATTGATATACTGCACTTTGGAAGTTAGATGATGGTCTTGAAACATGATGTTTAACAATCTTTGTAGCTTCATCCATCCATATAGCTACATTACGATTTTTATCTAACTCAGCAATTCCTGTAGTTAGTTTAAACCATTCTGCACCCATTGGAGTGAAGACATTATGTATATTTGATGCAAAGCGTTTTAATAATCGCATAGCAGTACCTTCAAACGCCATCCCCATTCGATCATCACCTTTTGAATGAGTTGTAGTGAAGTCAGAACGATGAGGCAAGACATACTCTGCCATTTCCTGCCATTCTCGTTCCCAAGTTCTACGATTATTTTTTAACTTTTCATGGTGTCTATCAATAATAGCACCAATATCACCAGATTGTGTTTCTTCAGGCATAAAATTAAGACGTTAGCATTGTTGCATTTTGCCCTGCGGTTAAATTAGCCGCACCTCTTCCAGCCTCTTGATTCCTTTTTTTGTTTTGTGCAGTTAATGCACCTTGAGCATCAACTTCTTCTGCCGCTAAAGTTGGAGGCGCAACTACTTCTTCTTCAGTTTTCCCCTGCGCTCCCTCAACCAGATTTTGAAAAGTCCCGCCGTAAAGTTGATCTGTAACATCACCAAATGTACCACCCGGGCCGCCTTGTATTGTTCCAGCAGGATCAGCAACAGCATTCATAGCACCTGAAACAGCATCATTTACAAATCCTGAAGTTCCCTTTACTGCTTTATTTATAGTTTTTGTGACAGGATTACCACCACCGCCTTTGCAAAGTGATACTTCACCTGTATATTCATAAGATTTAGAAGATTGTTCTACGAGAACACCATTCTTAAACTCATAATTTACTTCTGTATAGACTTTCATATTTACCTTTTATTTAATGGTTATAGTTTCTTTCTTAACAAAATACAATCTTCTTTGTATTCTTTCAACACTTTTTTCCATCCTCTTCTTGCATACATGTCCATATGTGAGCAACCTTGTTCTATAGCCCATTGTTCTAGGTCATGTAATTTGCTATTTACCCATTCATTTAACCTTCTACCAGCTAATGTTACTACTCTACAAGTTTTATATCTTGGATAATAAGCAAATTCTGTTGTAAAAACTGCTACTGTATCATTAGAACTTAGTTCTTTTACTAGCCATAAAGTATAATAACCGTCTTTTATATACTGTTTTACATCTTCTTCATTTAAAACTTCATCATTAGTTCTAACAATTTCGTTTTTAACTTGATCCCATATCAAATCTAATTCGGATATAGGAACAATGACATTTTCAAACGTATGCCCTTTCTTGATGACCTCCATAATAATCGTATGTATTAATTGCTTTTCGTGGTCTGTTCTTAGGTCTTCCAGTAGAAGCAAACTTTAAAGATTGGGATGCATATCTAGTTGCACTCATCAAATCATCATGTATTTTTACTATCTTACCTTCTTTCCTATGATACATCCTAAGTTCTTCAAACCATAAATTCAAGTAATTAAATACTTTAAATCTTCCAGTTTGCATTCTTTGAAGCATATCCATGATTCCCGGTTCTACTGAAATACCACCATTCGGGTTCTCAAAATGCTTATGTGCCATATTGACACCTTGCTTTCTATACAACTCTGCTAACGGCTTTCCTGAACCTTTATCATGTTGTGAGCCATCGTGAGGCCAAACGACAGGAACCCAATCCCCTCTTTCTCTAATAGCGGCTGAGTGGACAACAGGCGTTTCAGCAGATTTACGATAACAGTCATAAACATATACTTTATCAGTATCTCTATCCCAAGCTAACCAGACAGCGGCAGTAGGGTGATCCCAACCAAAATCTATACCACATAGTCTAGGCCAATGTTCGGGTAGAGCAAAAGGTTCAACTTTCAAATCATCTTCACTTACAGGGAATACAAGTCCTGAACCTAAAACTGGTACTCCTTTAGAACGCATATCTCTTTCATGCGGAGGTAATGCGGCTAATATCTCTTTCTTTACATCTTCATCTAAGTGTATAGCATCATCCCATGTCGCATGGTATAAAGCCTGTGACTGACCTAACTTAGTCATAAACTGTGTTACAACTTCGGTCATTCCACTCTCAGGGGTAAAAGTCATAAAGACAATACCACCACTTTTAAGTGCGGCTCTTAGAGCTTGAGAATATATATCTTGTGGCGGTTCCTCATCTAACCATGTGACATCTACCGCTTTACCCATCCATTGCATCTTGCCCTGCTCATAGGACTTGAATATCAATTTAGAGTTTTTACCAGATACATGTTTAACATTCAAACTCTGGTATGCATTTGGTACACCGGGCATTCTCAAGGGTGCGCCAAAGATATATTGTCTTGGTATTGCTCCTTTACCAAATTCTTCTTCATCACCCGGTTCTCCGAGTAGTTCTGCTTGTACTATATCTCTTGTGTTAGCGGTAGTATTTCCAGCCGCCCATGCAGTAATTGGTCTTGAGAACCTAGCACCTTGCCACCAAGGGGGGTATCGTCCAGTTAAGTGAAAAGCCAACTCTGATGCACCGCAAAATGTTTTACCAGTTTTGTTTGCCGCCATTAACAGACGTTGCCTTGCTAAACGACCCCCCATGTCTTTTGCATCATGAAATCGTTTCTGATATTCATAAGGCTCATATTCTAGTAGACGATTAGTTTCATAGAGTTCAGTAATCTTCTCTGCAATCTCAATTGCCTTTTCTGCCTTATTGGTCATGCATATTTTCTATATTTTTTAGCCGATAACTTTGTAAGTGGAATTTGTCTCTTTCTTAAATGAGGCCCCTTTTTCCCCCCTCCCCCTCTAACTCTAATATTTGCTCTTTCCATATTCTGTGCGGAACGTTCACCAAATGCTTCATTAGGCAACATTTGTAATGCCCCACCACCGAGAATAAATGGAGTTAATGCTTTCAACGGAGCAGATGCACCCCTAACTGGTGGTCTATATTTTAACTGACCATGTTTTGCCCTGCCACCAAATGCTCCTTCTTTTACTTTTGCTTGAGTTTTAGCTGTTTTTTCTGCTTCAGTTTCTTTGGGCAAATCAACATCAGATATATGTCCTAATGTTTTAGATTGCCTATCCCATTTATGAGGATCAGGTTGTCTTGTTAATAATGTTTTACCTGTAATTAATGGTTTCCCTGCTTTCTTTAGTTTCTTATTTTTTCTTTCAATAGATTTATAAATTGGTTTTTGTTTCTCAATATTTTCAAGATCCTGTGTAAGCTCATTCTGTTGTTTTTCACCATATGTATCTTGATGCCGTTGAATATTACTACCACCACCTTTATCCGATGTAGAACCTTCTATATCTATGGATTTTACATCTTGTAATGACTTACGTTTTGCTTCTTTATGTTCTGGTTCTTCCTCATTACTCATCATAAATTGAGTTAGAGATGACTGACCATAAGCATCAGGCCCGATCTTCTTTTTAGCAAGTTCTATATTTTCCTGTTTAGTTCCTGTAAGAAGAGTTTTATTTACTGGTTTAAATTTTTTCTTATCCTTAACATTGTCACTTGTAGTACCCTCATCATATGCATCTTCAAACTTTTCTACATATCTTCTTTCTGTTGGATTAGATGTTAAATATGTCCTAGTAGCAGACGTTTTAAACTGTCCTTGTGTCTTCTTACCTTTTCGATATATAAACTCTGACTTCGGTTTCCCTTCCTTTGTCCTTTCAGGATTAATTATATCCATCTTTGCAGATTTCCAATTTGGTCTTGGATTTGCTTCTGCATCTGCGATGTCATCTATTTCAAAACGTATTTTTGCTCCTTTAGGTAAACTTCCTTCTTCTTGTCTATATAAAAAGTCTGTAACATCTGCTGATGGCCTATTCAACCGTGTTCTAAGGTCTTCATTATATTCTCTCAAATAACCTAGACCAGCTTCACGTTTTGCCGAACCTACAGGATGGTCACTTATTTCATCCATTAATGCATTAATAGGTTTATATGCTTGTGTATTTTTACTTTTC